CTACTAGCATTAATACCTAAGAAATTAGAACGCGATGCACTTGTTGCACCATTGCCAGCACCAGAACCTAAGAAATTAGAATAACTTGCATTTGTAGCATTGACACCAGCACTACTACCTAAGAAATTGGAATTATTTGCATTTGTAGCATTGGTACCAGCAGCACCTAAGAAATTAGAATTATTTGCATTTGTAGCACTGTTACCAGCACCAGAACCTAAGAAATTGGAATTAATTGCATTTGGAGCATTGAAACCAGCAGTACTACCTAAGAAATTAGAATAACTTGCATTTGTAGCATACGATCCAGCAGCACTACCTAAGAAATTAGAATTAATTGCATCTGTTGCATTTTTACCAGCCTTATAACCTAAGAAATTGGAACGCGATGCATTTGTAGCATTGATACCAACTTCATAACCTAAGAAATTAGAATAAATTGCATCTGTTGCATTTTTACCAGCCTTATAACCTAAGAAATTGGATTTGTATGCATCTGCTGCATCACTACCAGCTTCATAACCTAAGAAATTGGAATTACTTGCACTTGCAGCACCATTACCAGCTTTATAACCTAAGAAATTGGAACGCGATGCATTTGGAGCACTGGTGCCAGCATTTTTACCTAAGAAATTAGAATAAGTTGCATTCGTAGCACTGAAACCAGCAGCATAACCGATGAAATTAGAATGTAATGCATCTGTAGCATTGAAACCAGCAGTATTACCTAAGAAATTAGAATTAGCTGCATTTGTAGCATTGGCACCAGCAGTATTACCTAAGAAATTGGAACGACTTGCATTTCTAGCATTGGCACCAGCACTAAGACCGAAGAAATTGGAATTATCTGCACCTGTTCCTCTACCAGCATGATTACCTATGAAAGTAGAATTTATTCCCGAACCACCAGCACTAAGACCTATGAATAGACTATTGCTTATTCGTGTGTTAAACGGTAACCTACCAATATTAATTGCACTGGTGGCAAAAGTTTGTGTGCTTGAAAAATTATTATCAACATTTACTTTAGCATAATTAGCAGAATTTGTTGAAAATGTGGTGTATGTATTCTGCCAATTGGAAGAAAGAACACGAACTGTTGTATCCGTATAATTTTTAATTGAACTTAGAGATGTTTTGTATGTTACGCCATTTTGATTCAAAATAAAAGTCTCACTACCAGAAAGAGGTGTTGTCGCTGGATTATATTGGGAAATTTTAGGCATATGATTATTTAGTCATCACTTAAATAATAATGTGAGTATTAAAATATTATCTCTTCAAAAATCAAAAGAACAAAAAAATGTAAATTCTTCGGGTTATTCGTATAAAGATGTTAATTTCGATCTTAAACCCGCTTATTCTTTCAATAATCAATTGAACAGAAAAGAAAATATAAAAGATATTCAGGCTATATTCGATGTTGAAGCGATTAAGAACAGTATTGTAAATTGTTTCTTAACATCACCTGGGCAAAAAATATTAAATCCTACTTTTGGTATTGATCTAAGACGATTTTTGTTTGAACCTGTTGATATTTTCACTGCTGAGGTTATTTCAGATGATATTAACCGACGATTACCTCGTTTAGAACCAAGAATTAAAGTAACTGGTGTTTCAGTGATTCCTGATCCCGATGCACAAGAATATCAGATTTATTTACAAATCAACATTCCATCTTTGGATGTGGAGGGGTTGAGTATTAAATCAAAATTAAATACCATCGGTTACACAATACTCTAAATAATAAAAATGAAAGAATCTATTGAATATAATTTACCGAAAAACGCTTACATCAATTTCGATGCGCTTTCTCTCAAAGATTTCATCATTCAAAAATTGAATGAAAATTCCAATTTTACAGACCAAAATTATGAAGGAAGTAATTTAGCTTCTTTTATTGATATCATCGCTTTTAGTTATCATGTTTTACTGTTTTATTTGAACCAAACAGCTTCTGAGAGTATGTTCTCTCAAGCTACGATTTATGAGAATATCAATAAAATCGTAAATCTAATAGGTTATAAACCAACTGGTAAACAAACATCTTTAGTTCCTGTTTCATGTGTGGTAAGTTCTTCTTTATCAATTGGTAACTACACATTGAAGAAATATGGATATTTTTTAATTGATAAAATTCAATATACAATACTAGAGGATTTTAATTTTGAAAAATCAATTACTGGTTCTCAGGATATTGATAGTATTAAAAATAATTTAATACTTTATCAAGGCACAGTTGGGGAATACCCAACATACACTGCAAATGGTGATGATTTTGAAACTCTTCCAATTGTGGTGGTTAATAGAGTCGATACAAATGATACCAGATTTATTGCCGATGGTTCCATTAGTGTATATGTCAAGGAACAGAGTGATGGCAAATGGTATGAATATCAAGAATTGGATAACATTTTCCTCGCTAAAAACGATGATCGTTACTACAGTGTTCGTTTAAACGATTCGGGATTCTACGAAGTTAAGTTCGGTAATGGTATTTTCGGTAGAAAAATTGAATCTGGTGATGAAGTTGCAATTTATTACATCCTAAGTGATAACCTCAATGGTATTATCAGTAAAGGTGCTATCAATGGTAACAAATTGTTCAATTTTAATTCTTCAAAATTCACTCAAATCTATAATGATACTACCACTGCTATCAGTGAAAACATTATTGACTCCACCAACAACTCTTTTTTATACTTCACTAACACTGACAATTCCACTGCTATATCGGAAGCAGAAAGTGTTGAACAAATCAAAAATAATGTTCCCAAATACTTAAATTCTCAAATAAAATTAGTAACAGAAGATGATTACGATACTTTCTTGAATAAAGAGATATCAAATATTATTGCTTCAGTCAAAACTGTCAATAATAAAACATTCATTGATAGTTATATTGATTATTTTTACAAAATTTGTGTTGATCCCAATAAGTCGAATAGAGTGATTATAAACCAAGTAAATTTTGCAGATTCTTGTGATTTCAACAATGTGAATGTGTTTTGTGTTCCAAAATTCAATTTGAAAGATGACGGTGGGTATCCACCTTTTCTACCAAACAGTTTGAAAAACTTAATCATTGAAAAAACAAAAGACACAAAAATTTTAAGCCATGAAGTGGTTCCTCGTGATCCAGTTTATATCGCCTTCGATATTGGCTTTACTAACAGTATTGCAGACAAAAACATTTTGAATACAAGTAAATTGGAAATCGTTCGTAAAAACGACTCCAAAACAAATCCTGAAAATTTGAAAAAGAAAGTAGGTGATATTATCCTATCATTCTTCAATAGTTCCAATAATGTTTTGGGGCAAAAGTTGGATATATCATCGCTGACATCTGACATATTAAGCTTGGAAGGTGTTGCCAATGTAAGAACAATAAATGGTAATGAGATTTTCAATGGTATTTCATTTATATCATGGAATACTATTTACGAAGGTGTTGATGATCTAATTATCAATCAAACAACAACATTACCATTTTTCAAATTCCCATATTTCTTCAATCCTCAATCAATATATCAAAAAATTCTAATAGTAAATGAGTAATTATCAAGAATTCGATTTTAAGATCGTTGATTATAAAAACGAACAAGTTCTTAGTGCGTATGCTCTAAAGGAAACACCATTGACATTTACACCAAATGTTGAAAATTTGTTTTATATTAGAGTATTGTGGGATTTTGGCGATGGAACATATTCCACATCATTAACTTCTAAAAAATATTATGATAAGGCTGGAAAATACGATACCAATCTAACAATTTTTGATTGCTATTCAAACGCTATCATATCAAATACGATCAAAACAATTGATATCAAAGACTACTTGGTAAACACCTTCAAAATAGACTTTGAAGATGCGTCATATTATGACAATATCACATGGAAAAATGGGAAGATATCGGGACCTTTGATTGCTTCTGCAACCTACCCAAATAATATCACCCCTTCAAGCATATTCTATAGAATAAGTGGAAGTAACAGTGAGTATTATTTTCAAGATATTCCAGATAAATTCAAACATTTGAGAAACACGTATTCGTTTTTTGATAAAATATACAATCAAACAAAAAAAGAATACGAATATGTTGAGATTGATAAAATTGAAATAGATACAATACCAGTATATGCTAAAATATCGAACAATAACATTATATTAACAGACTCTTCCGATGTGTTGGCGTTTTATGTTGGTTTATCGGGCAATAAAAAAGTCTATTTCAAAGACGATAGTGTCAACAAGTTGCAAATTGATCTCTTCTTTGATAGGAGGAACAATAATATATGGGATAATAATTTGAAAATTTCCCTTTCAGCTAATATTGCTGCAAATACCGATGTTGATAATTTCAGTATCACATCAAATGGTATGGATGGTGAATTTTATGCTAAAAATTCTTTCAATATAGATACGGAAAAATTTTCAAACGTTGATATTCCTTTTGTTATCAAAGTTAAAGATTTGGAACACTTTACGGTTAAGAATTTTCAACCTCTTTCTGCTTCAAACTTGGCATATACGGTATTATCCTCAAATGAGGTTGTTTCGTCTCAATATTACACAATATCCGCCAAAGACTCTTTCAATGGTGCATTGAGAAATACCATACGTTTCACCTCACCAAACAAAATAAATGATGTTAAAATCACAGTATCAGGATCAGTATCGTCAGTGCAAGGTAGCGTATATTCTTTAAATGGTGAGACTTCTTTGTTCGACGTTTATCCTCAAAATTTCTTAACAATTGAGAAAAAGAATGAGAGTTACGATGCTACGGAAATGTTTAAGGATTTACGATTCCAAGAATTTCTTTTGGATGATAGTATGCTGTTTGATGAGTTTATGGGGTCTATATTTGGAACATTAAGTTCTTCATATGATACTCTTGGTAAGAAAATATACGAAAAAATAACAAATTTTGTTCAAAACACACAAGATATTGATAGAAATGAGATATTTTCGTTAATCTCACAGATGAAGATGGTGAACGCACCAAATAATATATTTGAAGATAATTCTTTCACCTATCCAGAAAAAATTAAAAGAATTTTGGATCTTTTTTCCATCAGTAACAATAAATTGTTAGGCATTGAAAATAAATTTAAAGAAAATTTCGATTTGAGGGGGTATTCATCCAAGAGTGTATATGGCATTAATCTAGGAAACGGAATAAATACCGCGACTTATGTGGTTTCTGCTGGAACTCCTATTGTAGCACTGGAAAAATTCAGCAATAAATACTCGCTGTTAAATACAGAACAACCAGTTGAATACACAACCACTAATATCTACACGTTATCATCTTACAATCAAAATTGGGGATGGCCGTTAGTGTTACCAGACACGTTCCAATTCCAAGATATAGAAAAATACTACTTATTTTTCGAATTTGTCGATACTTTTGATAATACTTTGTATGATAACACCATAATCAAAGATAATACATTGTATGACATGTTATCTACGGAAAATGGTATTCTTAGAGATAGTAATAATGATCCAATTTTGGATGAAAATGGTGATTACATTTTTAGCGACTACATCACACCGCCTTACAAAGATTTTACGATGGGAATCGTATTACGCGATACGCTCTATCAATCATTATCTTTAGTTAAATAATAAAAATGGAGAACGTATTAAACATCACACTTCCCAAATCCATCACAAACCCAAGCGTCAATATTGTTGATGCTTTGGATTCAGCACAGCCATTTTCGTTCTTAGAATTTATAAAAATAATAGACGATAATTTCTCAGTTGATATTTTACAAAATGTTTATATCCAATATTTAAAAAAATGGAACAGGTTGAAAAATTTAAAGGAATCGGAAGATTCTTCGACTATCGTTGAGAGATATAGAGATTTTATAAGAGAAATAAATTTAAAATATTCCACAACAGAGGAGCAGAAATTCTTATCACAATTAGATTTTAATGATCCTTTAGATTTGGATTTGGCTATACCTTTTTACAGTAGAAAATTAACAGACATTGCTAATTACTACAATAAAAAGAGAGAAGAGACAAAGTATCAAGTCATAAAGAAAAAATTACTTGGCACTAATAATCTCTTAGCGCAAGAGATAAAAAATAATATCATAAATTATTTGGAAAATGTTGATAATGGTGAAATTTATTACAATATTGACCAAATTAAAGACAACATTGATGTTGATATTGATGAATTGTACGATTCCTATCCTCTGTATTTTAACCAGATTCCAAATGATAAAATTTATGATAATAAAGATTTGGATTATGGGTTGGATATATTTTTAAAAAGTAATTCCGATATTATTTCCGATGTATTTTCGAATATGACGAATTCGGAATTGGGTATCAAAGAAATAAATGATCTTTTAGACAATAAAAGAAGACTGACTGAAAAATACATCGGTAGTGATTTTTATTATTTGTCCACTGGCTCAACTACATCTAATTTTGTATCTGGTCTAGCTATACTGTCAGAAAAACCATCACAAAATTTTTTAAATATTGATTATCCTACTACTGCATCAACAGATAGGAAAATCTTAATTACAAAAGAAGATATAGGATATTTTAGACCCCAAAAAACGTCAATAATCAATATTGATGGGAAAACACTAAGCTTTTCATTCAATACTGAGAATTTACAGCCAAATACCATTTATTATTTCCCAGATCCATCTATAAGAGGGGATAATGGCGATGTCATTACGTTCATCAACGATGATGACTATGTTCGTAGAAATTTTTCTTCTGGTAAATCACAAATATTACCATCAAGTAAAAAAAACGACAGTAAATATTACGGATATATATCAAAAATTGAACCAAATTTTAATAAATATCTTGATAAATTACCAAATATAGGTTATTTACAAGATTCGAAACGTGATATTTACAACAATTTATTTGGATTATTTAAAGATGATAATAGCTTCACGAAAACTATTTCTACCTATGAATCTGCCCCAATATATTATCAAATACTGAACGGACATACTTTCTATGATTATCTTTATGGGGAAGGATTCGCTTTCAATTATTCAACCGTTGATAACTTATCTACATATGATTACACAAGTAGATCAGGATTGAGCACATTCACCAACGGTTTTTCCAGTATCAATCTGTATTATCAGATATGTGGTGGGACTTTCAGCAATAATCAATTTTACTATGAAAATGAATATCTTCCAAATTTTCAAACATTGGAAGGTTTGTTTATAATGAATGGTGATTCACCTTATATTGATGCTGCCTCTTCTGATTTGAGTTCTTTTGAATTGAGTGGTAATTTCTATTACTCAAGACTTATTGAAGGTGGAATTAACTCCTCTTCACCATTAAGACGAGCATTACTGGATTCCAGTTTTCCGACAATAACAGCGAACATGACTCGAAATATCTTTCCCAATGAATTAAGCACATTTATGATAGATGGTGCATCGTTTGGCAGTGATTATCCAGATTTTTCGCCGACCATATCTCAAATATACTACGATAATACGGTTTTGAAATCAAGTGAATACGTCTTATCATCTGCACCAGTTAAAAATCTCTATGACAGATTTAATTTGAATGGTAAATTGTATGTTAGGAACTCTTACACAATGGAGATTTCACCTTTCGAATCCGAATTGAGTTATCTAACAAGTGTTCTTCCATTATCGGTATATACCGAATCATTAAGTGCTGTTAAAAGATTTGATATTATTTCCGATATTCTCACAATAGAAACGGAAAACAACTTGATTATTACTAAATTGATTTTTGAAGATGGTAAATTTTTATCTCCAACCAAACAGACATATATTGTTCAGCATAATGGAAATATTTCGAATAGATATAGTAAAGACGGTAATATATATTTCACAACTATTAAACGTTTAACAAGTAATAATGTGGGTGCTGTATTGGTAAAACCTTCAATATTTGAATTTGACATGGTGAAGCATGTTTTATCGGAATATGACAATTATTCCATATCTCCAATAGAAGTGAATACCCCTTCAATATCCACATTTGAATCACCAACGTTGGCATATAATGCGAAAAATGATAAGTTCAGCACATCCTTTTTGATTAAAAATGCTCTGGGTGAATTTGTCATCGCTGAGTTGGATTTCAAAATGCGTCCTTTCGAAATAATCAATATTTCACAATACAATCAAAAATGAATACCGCATATTTATCATTATCTTCAAGTATCACCTCTATCACAAAGACAACACCTTTGGTGGTATTGGATGATATGACAACACTGAATGTTATTTTGACTGGTGTTTCGGAAAACTTTTTACCTTGTTTTTTGAAAATAAATTGGGGTGATAACGTTGAAGATTTTTTCGAAAATGATGTCATGTTGAATATTTTTACACCAATTAATAGGTATTCGAAAGTATTGGATACTGTATATAGTCATGTGTATTATCCCAGTATTTCTTCAACAAGTCTAAATTTATCAGCAAGTTTTTACGTATCTTATTGTAATGGTGATATTTCCACTTTCACCATTCCTATCAGTGTGGTCAATTACGATTACTCGGAAAGCATTGAAGATCTAACGTTAATAAACACTGTTAGCAAGTTTGATAAAAAAATACATCAATTTGTAACTAAAAATGGTGGGTATTTGATTGAGCTTGAAACACCATTCAATTAAATACTAATGTGGATACGTTTGTAAGTAAAATATCATCCTGCAAAGCTCGTGATTTCTCATATAGTGATGGGAATTTCGTGCTCAATAAATTTGAAAGATACTATAGTGGGGGGTATAAATTAAATTTTTACAACGCATTTGCCAACATTAGAGATGTCAAATATAAAAATTACAGTGTTTTCTATCTAACTGATGAGAGTAAGCTGTCCAACATAACTTCCAATGATATTACTATTATAAAATCGGAAAAATCTCTGACATTTTTAAATTTTGGAGATATTTATCTGGATTTTAAACCCAAAGATACTTTAAAATTGGGATTGTCTAGTATTTACACGAATTATGATTATTATGGTGATTATACTTTCACTACTACCACATCGGATTCGACCAATTTTATAATTGATTTTAAAGATTTAAATATTTGTAACATTTACAAAGTTTTCAATTATAAGAAATATTATTTGACCCAAGATTCTAATAATACTGTTAATTTTTATACGAGAAAATTGGGATTATCTGGTATAGATTTCAATTATATTTATTCCGAGTCCAATGATTCATTATGTCTATTTAGAAATGATGGGTCTTGTAAATTACTTTCAAAACAAGGTAATACACTAACGTTGGTTCCATTTACAAGTGCTAATAAGATGCTGGCTCCTCTGAATAATATCAAAATTGATAAAAAAATCTACACTAATTTTGATGGTAATAACAATTTCACATTAGTTGGTTATGAACAGAGCAATCTAATTCCAGATAATCTCATAGAAAAAGATTTGTCAAATAATTTCCTATTACATTCTGAAAACGATAATGTTGAGATCATCACTTTAAAAAATCAATTAACACAAGAAGACATATTCACGTCTGGAAACACTTTGATATCTTCAAATAATTCTCCTTTCTATATGAAAGAGATGAGATCATACACTTCCATTTTCAATGATATTGACAGTGAAAAAGATGAGAGTTTGTCTTTGAATTATGTGTTTTACAACAAACCGTATATCATTAAAAGTGGTAGAAATATAATTAAAGCTCCAAACGATCTGAATCCTTTTACAAAAATCAACATAAATGATACAAAATTTGCTGAGTCGGGAGCATTTTCATATACAACACCTCTTTATTCCGATAGAGTTTACAAATTGGATAACGCCGATGGATATACTGATGGGCAGAATTACCTATGCACTTGGTTATCTGGTTCACCTTTAAGTGATAATAAAGTATGGGTAGATAGATATTACTACCCTGATCGGATTGAAAAGGCATCTGCATTAGCGACCAATTCAACTTTCAATATTACTTACACTGATTTGATTGAACAATTAATTTCTGGAAACAATCTTATTAAACAAAGTTTATCAGCTTACTCTGTTTTCGATAAAAAAAGTGATTTCATCATTGAACCAAATGATGTATTAGTGTATGAACGCCTAACCACTCTACCTGATTTAAATTCTTCGGATGAAATTCCAGTGTGTGGAATTGAAAATACCAATTATTTTGAAAAGATGAACGCAAATGGTGTATTTTCCATATTTTCTACCTTTAGTGGTGATAGTAAGAATTGGTCGCTTGTTAGTAAACGAAACAATATTGATGGAGGATTGAATATTGATAAAAATGGTGATAATATTTACTTTCTGTTGAAATTGTATGATTCAAGTAATGAAACAATCATCAGTTTCAATGCCACTGAGAACTTTAAAAAATTAAAAATTAATACCGTTGTCGTATCTATCGACACTATCAATGGACGAGGATATTTCAATTTGAATGGTGCGAATGTTAAAAATTTCGTCTTCGATAAATCACAATTTTTCGGTAAAAAAATACTTTTTGGAGACCTTGTTGTAGATGATAATATTCAAAATTTCAAAATATATTCAAGATATGTTGATTTTGATGAGTCTTTGATATTGCCATATATTAATGGGTTGCAAAGTATAGATACTCTGGTTATCACCATTCCATGTGGACAAAGAAATAGTGAAGATGAAATTGAATTACTACAAAGTGTTTGCAATAACCAAACTTTTAAATCAAATCATGTGGATGTTTTAATTAAAAATATTAATATTCCCGATAATATCAAAAATGACTTGAAAAGAATTGTAGCAGAAACGGGTAAATCCTTTTCACCTTTAACTACGGAAATAAATAAAATAGAATTCATCCAATAATGATAAAATATTTCAAATATACAAATGGCGAATCTTTTACTTCAAACGGTATTGATTATTCTGGTTTTTTCAACGTTGAAAATGGAGTAGCTTACACTGGTAAGACGAAAGATGAGTTCTCCGAAGAATTGACATCAAAGAATAATTTTTCATCTGAATTTTATCTTAAAAAATTAGAATTCGATAATCAATTTGATTCTATTCAAGATGTAACACCATATTCCACAAATGCTTTTGATATTTTAAACAAGAATGAATTAGATAAAATTTTTGATAAAATTAATACCAATAATTTGATAGTTTTTAAATCTTTAATCATCAGTGATCCACAAATTGTTGATTTTGATGAGAATGATTGTCATTTTTATGGATTATCATCGACAATCAGAGATGAAAGAAATAATGATTCAATGGTGGGTAAGAACGTAGTTACTCATATTGATAATTTTTCCTATTCTGAACAATGGAATTTTTTGGAAAATGTGAAATATGGTGCTTTTATCGTAAAATCCGATCAAAGTTTCAAATATCTTTGCTCTACTGGTAAAGATTTGGTAACAATAAATGGATCATTTGATGATATTTCACTATTGACGTATAATTTCCAAGAATTGGAATTTGGTGAAGAGGTTTATGGTATAAATTATGATGAATTTGAAAATAAAATTAATGTAATCATAAATGATGTCATTAACACCTATGAAGGATTGAATTATATTGAATGTGGAACTTTGATCTTGGTTGATAGTATTAAAATTGGAGACGTTGAAACCACATATTTAAAATGGAGTGCTAAAAAGAATTTTTCAGAAGCATTTGGAAAATTTAATGATAAATTTTTCAATACAAATTCCAACAATGTAAAATTCATGAAATACGGTGATAATATGAGAACTATCATCGATGGGAATATTCTTTATCTCCAAAATAAAAAATCTTCAACATTACTTGGAACGGTGAATCTGTCTGAATATGGTATAGAAAATGTCACAGCTATTGATATTAGAGAAGTTGATGATTTTGTCATCATTTTACATGAAAAAAACGGTATTTATTCAATTTCCACATTTGATCCCTATTTTATCACTAATACTTTTATTGATTATGTGATAAATGATTTGGATATCGATGATTATGATATTGTCTTTTCAACATATGATTCCAATATATTTTACATAAGAAGTATCAAAAATATCGAAACAAGATTTATATCAAATCCACGTAACACTTCCAATAATTTCAAAAAATTTAATTTGAAATACCCACCCGATTATTTGTTCAAAAATACTTACCACAAATTTGGCAATACGCCAATCAAATGGAATACTAATAGAATTAATGCGAATAATTTCCACAATATACTTTTCAACGAAATCACTAAAAGTAACAAAAATTATACATTATTGCACAATTCTGGTAGGATATATGCTCTGAAACAGCCCACAATCAACAATAGGTATTCTGCAATTGATAGTAATATTGCGAAAAATTTCAAGAATGTAATATGCGGGGAGTATTCTTTTGGAATGTTTTTCAATAAAAATCTTTCAAATATACTAAAAGATGTGTTGACGCTATTCACCAAGGCATCAAATTCATTTAATTTCAAAAAAGATGATGTATTATTGAATAATATCAAAACAATTGACTATGATTTGAATAATTTAAGGATCAATGGCAATGAAAGCATCAATACGACAACAATGCAACGAATTTTTACTTTAATAACTCAAATTCAACAAAAATTAATTTCCAATTTAACAACTTCGGAATAAATAATACTATGCTACCTGATCTTACAGACCAATTTATTGCAGATTCATATGAGGGAATATTACACACCTCAAATGTTCCTACCACTGGAACCGATACAGTCCAAGTCTATGATGGTTTGGGTAATAAAACCTCCTTTAAAGTTGGTTCTGATGGTAATGGTGGGTCTTTTACAGGTAATTTATCAGCTAGCAATTATAGTATTGGAATTTATGCTACATTGATCGATTACATTTATCCTGTAAATTCAATTTATCTTTCAACTGATAATATCAACCCTCAATCAAGATTTTTGGGTACCGTTTGGCAACAGGTGGTAGAGGCACAGGGTAAATTTTTGGCTGGTGTTGGTTTGGGTAATGATGGGTTAAATTATAAAAACATCACAAGTGGTGACAATAGTGGTGAGTATTTAAATACATTATCGGTTTCACAACTTCCTGCCCACACCCATACTGGTGTTACAGGTACTGTAGGTAGTGGTGGAGGAGCTATAACATCTGGTGAACCAACTCTGCTAGATTCGCTACAATCGTTTGATCATCAAAATTCTGGACATACCTCAGCTAGCGGTACAAATAAAATATTGAAGTTGGATGGTCAAGTATTTCTTAATAATACTGGTACTGGGACTCCCGTAAATAACTGCCCTCCTTCCTTTGGTGTCTATGTTTGGAAAAGAACTTCATAATTATGCCTGACTTTTACATATCAAAAATAAAAATTCGTAGGGGAACAAACAATCAACGAAAATCGGTTCGTTTGGATCAGGGGGAACCTGCATACACCACTGATACAAATCGGTTATATGTTGGAAACGGTGTATTAAGTGGTGGAGTGTCGGTGACAACAAAAAATCACGTACCTCTGACTAATTTTTCAAGTTTATCTGCTACGTATTCGGAAATAGGTGATATTGCATCCATTGATAATATTTTTTATCAATTGACAGCAAATCCTTACACTGATATTACAAAATGGGGTAGAATCGCTACTAAAGTATCGCAAGAATTTGAGTATGACTCGTCTTCAACAATCAATTTGAAATTGAGTGGGTTGTCGGCATCGAAAATAAATCCCAATTCTGTCGATAATGGCTTGTTTATTAACAATAATAAATTACAAGTCAATTACAATCCAACATTTTTTGGACTTTCAGCTAATAAATTATCGCTAAATGCTGCATCGATTACTACTAGAGAGTTATTGTCAACATCATTTGGGAATGGTTTGAGCGGTGGGAATGGTAATACAATTACTCTGAGAACTAATCCGACGAATTTTTCATTTGTCGGTGGTGTTTTAAATGCTAATTATACTTCATTATATCAATCAATTAGTTCCTACTCTGGAAAATCAAAATTTTTTGCACCCGTTAGCCTATATAACTCTTTAACGACTCTAAGTGCTAATGGTAATGATATATCAACCTTTGATGGTGTCCTATACCAAATGAATGGCTCATCTGCCAATCAATTGAGCTCATGGACAGATATTAGCGATAAAAAAGCGGTTCAAAGATCGGTGTTTAGCACATTAACTGGTTCATCATCTCTAAATTCAAATAACACCTTATCGTCTATTTTCAATGGAACACCTGCACACACCATCACAGGTGCTATTCCAGGTCTTGAGTTGACAAAATTCGAAGCAATATCATCAAATGGTATCAGCACGGTAACAATAACTTTAACATCTGCTGGATTTTTAGCTTATGAAGGTGATTTTACTTCAAAAACAGGACAACCAATCGGTAGATTCGCAATACCAATCTTTGCATATTAATTATGAGTGTAGAAATATTCAACAATACCCTATTAAAAATTTTAGTTCGTCAGGGAACTGATAATGAACGTCAGACTTTGATTTTTAATTCTGGGGAACCAGCTTATACTACTGATACCAAACGTTTGTTCATCGGTGATGGTGTGACAAGTGGTGGAATTCTTGCTGGGAACGTGTTCAAAGGAAGTACCACAAATATTACCAGTGTGGCACCAGCACAAATCGGTGACACTGTTTACAATACAGACACCAAAATATTGTATCGCTTAAAAATTAGTGAAGGTTCTAATATTGGTGATTGGGAAGCTATCGGTGGTAGAGGAATTGACAGTAACACCGTACAATCAATCAGTGGGACGCAAATAACAAATTTAGTTAGAATTAGTAAAACGTCATGGTCGTTATTGTCTGCCACCGCTGATTCCAATACATTTTATATCGTATCAGATACTAACAATATATTAATTTGAAGTGAGCACTACGACTACGACTACTACTGCACCTCTCACCACCACTGCCGCACCCACTACGTCATCTCCCACCACTACTGCCGCACCCACTACGTCATCTCCCACCACTACGACTACTGCTGCACCTACTACCTCCACCACTACGTCATCTCCCACCACTACTGCCGCACCCACTACGTCATCTCCCACCACTACTGCGGGGTTATCATGTTGCCCGTTGCCGCCACCAGAGGTTACGGTAAATTTACCACCAATTTTACCACCGTTTACCACATTTTCAATACCACCATTATCATCTTCAATCACACTACCGACTACTTTAAATCCTTTAAATATCAATATAACAACTACTGCTACTACCACAACCACTACTACCACAACCACTACTACTATCATACCAACAATCTTTATCCCAAAATGTATAGATAATACTTGTAATAAATTAGGATTCTAATAATTATTTACATGAGAAAATTGACCATTGGAATGGCAACACATGATGATTATGATGGATTATATTTTTCAATACAAGCTATTAGAATGTATCACGCAGAGGTTCTGGACAATATTGAATTTGTCATTATTGACAATAATCCCGACTCAAACCATGGTAAAGCAATTAGGGATTTGACCAATTGGATCAAAGAACCCTTTCAATATCTACCATTTACTAAATACAAATCTACCACTGTTAAAAATAAAGTATTTGAACTGGCAGATACACCTTACGTTTTATGTATGGATTCTCATGTATTTTTAGAACAAGGTTCTTTAAAAAAATTGATAGATTTTTACGATAATAAACTCGATGATGGCAACCTACTACAAGGACCAATCATTTATGATGATTTAAAACATTATTCCACTCATTTTGACTTCACATGGGGGGGACACATGTGGGGAACTTGGCAAACAGATGAGAGAGGTGCTGAAAAAGAAAATGATCCTTTTGAAATATTCTCACAAGGTATGGGTCTTTTCTCATGTAGAAAGGATTCTTGGTTGGGGTTCAACAAAGAATTTCGTGGATTTGGGGGGGAAGAAGGGTATATCCATAAAAAATACAAGAAACATGGTAAAAAAACATTGTGTTTACCATTTTTGAGATGGTTACATCGTTTTAATAGACCAAATGGTATTACTTATCCAAATAAATATGATGAAAGATTTCGTAATTATATGATAGGTTTTCATGAATTAAATCTTCCGATAAAAGAATTGAAAGAACATTTCAAAGACGTTTTATCGGAAGATGAACAAGACAATATTGAAAAAGAAGTTCTAAGATTATACCAGAATTCCTAGATCATATTCATATTGAACATCGGATAACATAGCATGGTATCGTTCATTTATGTATTTTTCAATTGCCAATGGTTTTATCATGTTTATAGGGTTGATACCCAATTCTTGAGCTTTATTTTCAATAAATAAATAAGCCTCTACCAAACATGCCCATCTTGCAAATTCAGTCAGTGTCATCCCCACGTCTCCTTTTTTAGTTTCTATACGAATCATATCTTATTAATTTATCTTTTATTATTCGTATTTTCGTTAATCAAGTTATCAATATCAAGATCTTCCATGGGTTCGGCGATCAATATGGTGTCTAATTTGAGAGTGACAGAGTATTTGTTTTTACAGTGATCACACTCAACTACAAATTCTTCTCTGGGTTTGAAAATACCATCGAACATGTTATTTCCACAATTACAAGGAAACTTAACAGATGCTTCGTCCAATAATTCTTCGTAATTTTTAATAACCTCTTCTTGCTCTGTCATCACCTTGTCAGATTCTTGAAGCATATTCTCCAGATTCACAACACGCTCATCAACTTTTTTCTTTCCTAAAAGTTCTTCCAATTCTTCCACTCTTTTATCATTGCTCTTTCTGTTTTGTAGCAAGTAATAACCCCAACCGTAACCTAATCCAGCTAATACAAATGATTTAGAGAATTTCTCCAAATTATCCGATAACCCATAAGCAATGGCACTTGACACCACGACTCCCAATAATATTTGTTTTTTGTATTTCATATTTGTTTTGCTTTTAAAATAATATCTGCTGCAATGTCTGGATCAAATTTGAAAGAGATCTTAGATGACTCCATGATTCCTTCCAACCTGCCAAATTCTTCGTTTACCATTTGTTCCAATTGCTCACATGTGTAGTATTGTGGGCTAGTTTTTATGTCCACATGTATCCTCGGTATTTTACAATTGTATTCATCACTTCTGTATCTTTATCTAAAAGTAAATCTTCTAGTGTAATAAATTCAACAATATTAGTTCCATCCCATTCATCAACTTGATTTTTCAAAGCAGGACGCTCATTTTTCAGATAAATATACGCATCGTTAAGTTCATTTTGTCTGAGTTTGATGGTATCCACAGTATCCTGTCTAATATATCCATGTTCCAACCCTTCAGAAAAGTCATATGCATAGTCATTGAGCCCATCTTCTTTCTCCACATAATGAATGAGCGACTTGAAAAGAACAATTTCGATGATTTGGTCTTTATCTATCCATTCACCTTTTAGATTGTCAGTTAGCCACTTCTGTTGGTTTTTATTTTTATTTTTCTTGCTCATATTAATTAAAATTTTCTCTGAAGTTAAACAACTTATCAATTTTTTCTAAATTGTCTAGTATTTGTTCTTCCGACAAAGAAATATTTCTTGCAATATAAATTCGATTACAAATATCTTGCAAAATCTCCAATTGGTCGAGGGGCTCGTATTTTGTAATAAATTTTAAATCTTGTTTATCGGGTATTTCAAACATGACCCGATTATACTCTAGTTTTTAATTATTGCCATTGGTATAATTCGACAATATCTTGTCACCATTTTTCATCAAATACATAAAGATCTCCTCCAGATTACCCTTTAGCTTAATTAGATCACCATTTTTTTGAT